GGAATGACAAGAGGCTTCCCATCAATTGTCCACTTTTCTGAAGTACCGGGTTGAGACCCGATGATCCAGGATAGACAAGAAGATGAGGGGAGATCTCTTTCATCGCCCACCGCTTTGTCGGTTCATGATTAATAGATTCCAAAATCCCTTGTAAAAGGGCCTTTGAGGCTTCTATCGAAAATGAATCTGTCGCGGCGGAATAGTCTCCAGATATCCAAACCGAGTTAGGAGTTGAATCATCGAATAACCGTTTCACGGCGGTATTCAGATTGTTCGTGCCATGAGTTAAGATAAATTGCTTTTCTTCACCCATGGCCTCCCACATGGCCCTTTGAAGGGGTTTCAAGCAAAATGTTTGCCCAATTCCTGCAGTGATTGTCCTAACCTTTAAAGGTTCGACAATCGGAACTACCCGGACCGGTAATGGTCCAGGTGGTGGAAATGCAGAAAAGGACAAACCTTTCCTAGAAACCCCTCCCTCCTCTATTCCTTTCAGGATAGAAGTGGGAAGGCCTGATGATCGAAGTAAGGGAATCAAAGATTCCCCCTTCTCTCCTCGGTTTAGGGTCTTCTGGACCCAATTCCTACGGATATTCTCGTGCCAGAGTTTCCTTCTCGAGTATTCGAGGAGGAGCTCCTTCGAACTTACCACATCAATGGATTTCCAATGATCTAGGAAAGTTCCCGTCTTCAACCGATCCGTCATTGCTGACGGAAAGGTCAAATAATTACTATCACTAACTTGAGCATCATAACATGATCGCTCAGTTTGGGAAGATCCACGACGAGTAAAGTCAGGTTTCTCCTTAAGTGTATAAACACCGGAGTCCTCGACTGTAATCGGATAGTGAAATCTTCTCCAAAATGAAGTCTGATCAATGATTGGTGAACCGTTCTTTTTATAGACCTGGTTCAGATCTTGATTATACCTCATATTGGAAGTAGTAATTAAAATTGAAGAAGAGAACTTCATCCCTTTTTCACGGAGATCCGCCATTGGAAGGACATAAGGACAACATGATACCAAGGTTTGAAATTCCTTGACATCATTACCTTCTGTGGATTGACCTAAGTCATCAAAGATGGTAATTGGTTGTCCATTATAACCATCCCAATGGTCGACGTGGCAAGTCCTCTGGTAAACTAAATCTTTTCCTTTTACACCTGGAAAGAGACAGCTCAACACTGCTAGAAATCTAGACAGTACTGAGCTCTTCCCTTTTCCAGGCTGACCGAAGAGACCTATCACAAAAGGTTCTACACGATCATCAGGATCTTCCCCAGAGGGAAGATCCACAAGGTGATCATTGTAGACCAGGTCACCCTTTACCCCTCCCCTGTTACGAGGAAAGGAAAAAGTGGCCTTGTTCGTGGGAAAGAACCCACGATCATATTGGTAGTATCTCGCGACCCTCATCCCGAATTCACGGCCTCTTTCCTTAAGTTTATTTAGAACTTCAGGAGAGATCCCACGATGTGGAGATGAAAGTTGATCACGGTGTTTGATCAGAGTATCAAGGATAAAATCCTCAGGTACTTCTTCACATAACACCTTCGATTGTAGACAGGAGAAACAGAATCGAACCAATCCTTCAGGAGACAAGAATGATCTCACTTCCTTCCAGATATCTGGAGGGAAGAGAGTAATCGAGTCTCCTTGGGGTAGTTCATTCTGATCCAACGATTTGGAAACCAAGAGACAAAGAGAATTCTTTATGCACTTAATCAACTGGGACTCTGACAGGTTTTTCTTTTTCAGTTCTGAAAAGATCTGAAGAAAAATAGCCGACAAGAGGTTATCTGGTAGGGGTAACATTAAATTACTCCTAACCCGTTGATTACACTTTAAATTTTTCAGACGAAACATTTTGAGTGTTAGATAAAGTGCATAAGAAAGTTTTAGAGAGTGGAATACCAACCTTGGTTCTTTAAAAACCAAGGGAAATATTCCATTGATTGTGTCTAGTGGCACGTCGTAACGGAGAGCAAATCTAGAGTAGGAAAAATCCTCTTCTAGTTTTTCAATCTTATAACGATAAGCCACTAGTTTTGATTCTTGTTTTGTCTTCTTACCAAAGTTTCTTTCATTTATTAAGTAAAAGAAACCCTGGTACTCCTCTAGGAGGCATACATCTTTAAGATGTAGAAGACTTAACAGAACCCGATCAAGTTTGTTTTCACCTAAAAAGTATCCTCTTCGTAAGAAGAGGGACTCGAAGGTTTCAACATCCAACTTGGAGCATCCAGCCATGGTAGGTTTACGCCTACCGTCGCTTCCAATCTTTTTCCGGATTGGAGACGTGGTTGTTTGTTCTGAAGTATGGGATACTCCTCATTGGCTAACTAGGCCAACAAAGAGGGAATTTCCAAAGATGAAGAGACTGAGTTGAAAATGAACAGTAAGTGGGGGAACTCACTTATTTCAACAAACATTCCATCGATAGGGATCTTTCCAAAGATCCTTTGAGGA